GCCATCTCTTCCAAACGGTCATCAGGGAATTGCTTGGTCAATTTGCGCCGGACCTTCTTTGCCAGCCGCAGAAACACATTGGCGAAGTTGCCCACTTGCTGGTCCGCGAACATTTGCCGGAGTTGCTCCGGCAAGGCGTCCTCGGCCTCGGTATGAAATTTCTCGATAGTTGACTTGTGCAGCTCTTTGAACACCTGATTCTTGTATCGCTCCTGCATCTCCTCGATCATGTACTTGATAAAATCTTCAAGCTGCTGTTCCTCGGCCCTGGGCGGTGCGGGGCTTGGTATCTTTGCGCCTTTAACAGATTTGACTTCACGTTTAGCCATCATCTTCACCCAATAACGAAGCTAAATCCATATCTTGATCCGGCTCCGGCAAGGCGTCATCATCCACAGCGGGGAACACCTGATCCCATGCGTCCGGGGTGATTACGTCCTTATCCTGCAAGTATTTCCGATAATCCTCGCCTAGTTGATACATGATGAGTGCGTTTTTAAGGGCTTTCTGCTCATACTCCACGCGTTCGCCCGGTGCTTCGCCCTGATTCTCTTTGAACCATACCCGGCCCCGGCCATGCAGGGCCATAAGACGATTGATCGGTTCTAGCAAAAATTCAGATTGCAGCGTTTCAATAGTTTGCTGCAATACCTGCCGTTCACCCTCGCCGGTAGAATTAAGCCCACGCGCGGCCTCGCCTACAAGCCAGGATAGGGGCAGCCCTGTTACCATAGCCAGCCGTCGCAGCGTAATCATATCCGAATCGGACAAGTTAGAAAGCTGCTGATTGTGGACTTGTATTTCGTCGTTTGCATCCACAACCCCGGCTCCGTAAATGCTCCGGGCATCCTCCAGGGTGGTCAGATAGGCAAACAAGTCACTTTCTTTGTGATCGGCCAAAAGTTCTTTAAATCCCTCGATTTTGTAAAACAGCGTAGAGGCCCGCTCCAGTATCCCCGGAACTGCCCGCTGTACGACCTGATCGCTGACTATTTCATTTCGGACCAACTCAAATTCGGAGATACCCCCGAAATTGTACTGTGCCGCGTCAAACTCCACCGGCTCGACATACCGGAAATCAATCACACGCTTGGGATTAATTGCCACGCCCCGGACATTAAACGCATTCGGCTGGAAATAATCGGGGCTAGCCAGATCAAGATTTACACTCGACACATAAACCATATCGCCGGAAAAGACGTGATATTTGACCTTGCTCCAATCCTGAATTCTCCCTAGGGGCTGTGATAGGTCTGCATCCGGCTCATGCGGCACAATCAGGCCACGGCCAAAGGCCAGTTGATATTTGACAGCCTTTTTGACTAGCGATTGTAGACAGGTTTCATAAAATTTCTGGTCGGCCTCGTTCTCGAACTGCAAGGTGTCATTTAGAGCAAGCCCCGATTTAAGCCTAATTATTTTGGACCCGATTCCGGTTTTGTATATGGCCCGCAATTCATTATAGTCAACACGATCATGGGAAATACGGTTATTAGCATGCGCATTGCGCCGATTCGCCAATTTTTGAGTGAGGCTGATAAGGCCGTCCCGGAAACTCTGCTTAACGTTCATAGAATCCTTTTGTATTTATTTTGTTATAAAATAACACAACAAAAAAAGGCTGTCAATTATTCAGATTAAATAATCTTCCTATAATCAACAACCCTGGATTTCATTACCGGCTCCAAGGCATAACGCAGGGCATCGATGTAATGGTTGTTGGCATCCAATATCACCGGCAAAATGTCACCGGATAACCTGTCCACTTTATAGCTGTATAGCCTAAATTCTTGGATAGTCTGTTCACATCGCGGATGAATAATAACCTCGTCAAATGATCGAATAAATTCCACGCCGTCCTCGACGCTGCCCTTGCCTTTTTCGCATGCAGTGGCCCGAGGTAGCCCCTTGCGCCGGACAAAGCTTATGGACTCGGGCCTCGCATTGTCACACCGAATGACACCAGCATCAATACCCGGAATCCGTTGTTTTAAATAATTTGCCGTGTCATCCAATTCAAGATCAACTTTCCCGGCTTCATGTTCAATGTACAGCCTACGATCCTTGATCCACGCTTTTAGTGCCGCCGTGGGGTCTTGTGAGAAACCCCAGTCAAGACCGTAATACGGTCCATTCCATCCTTTGCCTTTCGGTTCGAACTCCTCAACACGGAACTTACCCGAAAACACTTGGGCATCGGTGCGAGTGAGATATTTGCCGTCCCAAATATGCGCATAAGTAGCATCGTCAAGCGTGGCCCTCTGGTGCTGTCGTAATTCCTCCAGCTCTTTCGGGAAAAACGGATTATCAGTATAGTTCAACTCCGCAATTTTAGCACGGGGCGGATTTGACTTGATGAATCGTTTATCAACCGGGCTGCCATCCGTTCTTGGGTTCCATATCGCCCAAATCTCCGAGCCAGGTGTCCGGATTGTTGGCTCAAGATCTACCCAACTGGCCTCCGGTACGTCCTCAGCTTCCTCCAACACACAAAGATCAATCTGCGCCATTGATTTTATGTTCGTCATGTTATGCCGGAGTCCTCGAAAAATGAACTCTGTGCCATTTGTGCCCCGGATATAATCAACACCCACGTCATAAGTGGCGGCAAGCCATGGCTCGGACGCGATGGCATTTTTTAGTTCGGCGTGGAAAGATTCTTTGATGCTGATCTGATATTCACGGGTGCAAAGAATCCGGAGCGGTTCAACGTAACCCCAAACCGCAGCCATCTTAGCAAAGGAGAACGATTTACCAGACCCCCGGCCACCATAAGCACAACGATAGCGTAATGTTCCGCGTTTCGGGCCAAACACCGGGACCAACTTGGGCGGCAATTTAAGCTTCGCTGTCGTCATCAAATCCTGCTGCCACAATCTCTATCCGCTGTGGCGGCGTCATGGTCCCGTCTTCGCTGGAGTGATCCAGCCGTTGCTTTTCGGTCCAACCCTCAAATCTCTGGTACGCCAGCTTCGCCGCCTGTGAATCACCTTCTGCCGCCTTCTCTAGGACACTGATGTCAACCTTCGACAAATGAGGTGCATATTTCTTGCGCCTTTCTTTAAGTGCCTCCGTTTCGATTTCAGTCAGTTCGTCAGCTTTAAAATGGTTGTACAGCATTGGTTTAGAAATCCCTAAAATTCCTGCCAATTCTGTGCGGGATGGCATGCGATTTGCAGGCTCAGAAAGATACTCCATTAATTTGACACGATACCTTTCCTTTGGTTTCATATTGGCTCCTATGAGTTAATTATAGTATCTAACACCAAAATAACACACCCCCGCCCATTTGTCAATATTATGATTTCAGGCACCTTAACTTTTTTATAAAAAAGGAGAAAAATGAAAAGAAAGACTGTGTGTAGTGGTTACAGCAATTTATATATCACTACGTTTCTGTTTCCCGTTCTTTTTATGTTCTGTTGTTATTGTAGTGATGTAGTGATTTTCGAAAAAAATCTGTCTGTCTTAACATGTTTCTCCTTTTTTATAAAAAAGAGTAACATATGGCCAGAGTGTACAGATGACGGGTACGGAGCCGTAGTAAAAAATATAACTACAGACCCCTTACGGAATCCTTACGTCACTACGTGGATTGATTTAATTGATTTGGTTACACCCTGTTGGCGGGGAGTTGAGGGAACTCCCCGCATTGTTGGGTGTATGGAGGATGTGGTTTAAATCCTTTGCAAGCGCAATATAACACAATCAGCTACATATTGTCAAGTGTCTCTATTCCATTTCTTTTCATTGCGCCCCGGACAAGGTTCCCCAGGCACATCCTTTGCTGTCCGATATTGAGGTGGCTATATTTGTCTTTTAGGTCTTGAGGAATAACCTTTTTTGTTGGCTCGATCTGATAAATCAAATCTGCCACCCTGTCATAAGTTTCATCCATATCTTTACAATTCCGGAGTGCCTCGGATACCGGATCATTGTTGTCTATCTTTTTCCTACCGCTAGAAGTCCGTGTATTGTGCTTAGTGTATTTATCCAAATTTGGTTTGATTTTGGGCTTAGGTGTGGGAATGTTGTTATCATTTTCGGATATATCGTCGTGGCCTTCCTTGGTATTTTCTTTGGCTTCTTCGGTATTTTCACGTATGTTGGCCCCGCCCAAATTTTCCGCGTTTTTGGGAGATGTTTGCTTTTTATTCCATTCTTCCCAGAGTTTGCGGTCAGCCTTGTATGTTTCTCCAACTACTAGGGTGTGCTCATCACCACGATTATCTTCAACCACTAGGTCTCCGTCTGTTTTGTATTTGGTCTTTCCAACGACCCAGGTGTCGTCCATGTCTTCGCCCTGTACAAAATCACCCTTCCGAAATCTGGTGGCCAATTTCATTTCTTTTGTTTCGCTGTAATTCATTTTTTTCTCCTTTCTAGTTAATTGTTTGTTAAGGCCACCCTAACATGGGTGGCCCATTGTTGTCAATTATTTGTTAAAATGCCGGATGCCCATAAGGTGCATGCGCTACAGGAGCACCGTAGTTCATTCTTTGTTTGTTGGCAACTGACAAAGCTTCCTGGGGGTTATCGCATTGTTCTGCTGCCCACAAAATTGCTTCTGTCGGGGCAATAGCTATTCCAACACCATAACCATCAGTTATTATCTTTGTGATTTGTGTTTCTGATCTTGTCATTTTTCTTTCTCCTTTCTGTTTTTTGTGTTTATGTTAACTTTTTTATAACACATCAATGGGTTATTTGTCAATTATTTGAATTAAAATCCGATCAATTTTTTGAATTCGTGCCGGAGCTGGATTTTGCCGTGTTCAACCCCGATATTGTATGTGATGCATATTCTGCGCTTGATTTCATCGATCTGCTCTTCGCTCATCCCAGTGACATCCAGCAAAGTATACCCGTTCTTGTCGCAAAGTCTGTCCCTGACCACTTGTAAGTTGTCCATACTGTAAAAACTCATGATTTTCTCCTTTCTGTTTTTTGTGTTTATGTTAACTTTTTTATAACACATCAATGGGCTATTTGTCAATTATTTGAATTAAATTCGTTAAAAATGTTGTTGATTAATCTTGACCATGTATTTTTCATTGGTCCCGGCGCAGTCATTATGGCCATTTTGTAAGCTACTTCCGGCTCCACCCCGTCTTTTAATTCTTTCAAGTAATTGTGGTCAAACATCCATATGAAATCCCTGTCCGGTTCCCAGGCCAGAACATAAACCAAATCACACAAATTCCCTCTACTTTGAAGCCATGCAACCTGGCCCATGGTCATGGTCGGTAGTTGAAAATAAGTTTCACCCACTTTGGCTACTTTCATCTCAATCCATCCGTGCCCGGATCTCCCGCTCACGGCTATATCCGGTACAGACACCGAGGTGTTGGATTCGATGCGGTCATATTCAACCCCGGCCATATCAAGCACCGGCTTTATCCTGTTTTTCCAGAACCATTTTTCCGGTTTCATATTAGCTTGTCAATAAAGGTTTCCTCACCGGAAAGAATCTGAAGCAATACCTTTTCGCACCGGCCCCAGGGCCAATCCGGTTTTTCTTTTTTCATGTATTCAATATAATTGCAAAAGTTAGTGTACAGTTTTTCGTACACACTCTGTGCCTGACCGTTTACACCCTCCGTTTGCAGAAATTTTAGTGCATCAATATAATCGGCCATTTTTACAATAGCTAAACCAGCCTTTGGCATTTGTCTTTCAAATTCTTTAAATTTTGGGTCAACCATCTCCTCAATTTCATTGAAAGCTTCTTTGGCTTTAGCTTTAACTGGTGAGGTTGTGTCACCCATGACTACCTCCGGAAGATCATGTAAAAGTGCCCATTCCATGATCCAATTCCGTAATTGCAGATCCTCAATTCCAAACTCATCCAAAATAGCTATCGATATCATAGCCGCCATATAGCTGTGTTCAGCCAGTGACTGTTCTCTCCTGCTGTGAACTATATGCCACCGGCGGACGTGTTGTGTTCGGTAAACATCAGGTAACGAAAGAGATGTGTTCATATTTGACTCCTATGCATAAAAATTGATTCACAAGTAATGAAAGGCTTCCCTGCATAATGGCCAACGACCGTATTTCCAAAGTTAAACACCCGTTCCCAGGGTTCTGGTGCTAATAATTCCGTAATAAATACGGTATTATTTTGTTCAATTAGCTTCTCGGCCCAGGCCCAGAACCC